CCTGCCCGGGCTGCACTAGGAGCCCTACCATGACCAAGACCACCAAGTCCGCCAAGTCCGCCAAGGCCACCGCGCCCGCCAAGGCCACCGCGCCCGCCTCCGTGGAGGCCCCCGCCCCCGCCCCCGCCCCCGCCCCCGCCCCCGTGGTGGCACTGCGCGGCGGGCTGGCCGTGGCCGCTGTGGCCCTGACGGGTAAGCCGTACCGTACCGCCGCCGCACACAATCGCGACTGGTGGACCTTGATCGGCGCGGCGGTCGCCACGGGCGAAGGTACCGCCACAGTGGCCGACCTGCTGGCGGCGAAGGTGCCCAGCCACTTCGTGGGCTACTGCGTGCGACGCGGCTACCTTACGGCGAAGTAAGGAACCGCCAGCCCCCGCGCCCCCGCGACACGCGGGGGCGCACCCGGCCCCGAGCAGCGACACTCGCTGCCCGGGGCCGACTTGCGTGCGCGACAGGCAGGAGGACGGACGACAGGGACGACAGGACTGGCGACGTCGACAGACTCGACAGCGACGACAGACTGAAAAATGGACGACGACACGACGACGAGGCCGGGGGGTAGGCCCCCCCTCTGCCTACACAGTTGCTCAGGGGCACGCCCCCGGAATTTTCGCTTCAAGTTATCCTAGATATACGGAAACCCGGAATTTTCGCTTCCGGAATTTTCGCTTTCGAGTATAGTTTTCGCTTCAAGTTATCCTAGATATCTAAATACACGGTAGAAAACACTTGCTTTTCGCAATTTTCTATGGTATAAGAGCGCTCTATGAGCGTACAGCACCAGTTTGTCGAACAACAGGACATCGAAGCGATCGATGCCCCCCTCGTGCAAGTAGCGAACAGCCCATTTGCCAAGCTGAATCGTTCCACTACGGGGTTTGGACGCGCAGAGATCGTAAATGCGTTCAATACGGCATTTCAAATGATCGGGGGAGTCTCTCGCCTCGCCATTTGGGCTGACCGCAACCCGGGTGAATTCTATAAACTGTACGGTAAGCTCCTGCCGAGCTCCAGTCAAGTGGACCTCACGGGCGAGCAGACGATCACCATTCAGCACGTCCTGCCCCGTCCTGTGGAATACGCTACTACGGTAGACATGGACGGTGACGATGGCGAATCAGCCCCGTAGCTTACGGTACACTCCAAGGGACATATTCCTCCCCTATCACGGCCGCAGTCAACGCTGGGCGGTGATGGTGGCGCACCGCCGTGCTGGGAAGACTGTGGCCACCCTAGCAGATGTGTGTCACCGTGCGTTGTTCTGCCCCCTGCACCGTCCGCAGTATGCGTACATCGCGCCTCAGTATAATCAGGCCAAGAAGATCGCTTGGAATTACCTCAAGGATATCACCAAAGAGGTGATCACTAAACAGCCGAGCGAGTCGAATCTCAGTGTGGAGTTGTATACAGGGGCTACCGTCACCCTGTTCGGCGCTGATAACCCTGATTCCTTCAGGGGGCTGTATTTCGACGGTGCCATCCTGGACGAGTACGGGAGTATGGCCCCCTCCATCTGGGGCACAGTTTTGCGCCCCACTCTGCTGGACAGGCATGGATGGGCTACATTCATCGGAACGCCCAACGGTCCCAACCACTTCAGAGACCAGTGGGTCAAAGCGCTGAAGAGTCCGCTGCGCTACTTCACGAAGATGCTCCCCTACACGGAGACGAACCTCATTCCTCAGTCCGAGATAGAGGACATGAAGGAGGATATGACTGAGGAAGAGTTTGCGCAGGAGATGCTGTGCAGTTTCGAGGCCGCGACACGCGGGGCATTCTACGGTAAAGAAGTCACCGCCGCCGAGAACGATGGGCGGGTGAGAGATTTTCCGATCGATGACAGTGACCTGCATTTTGTGTTTGACTTGGGGTTCCGCGACGACACGGTGATCATTGCATGGCAAAATAGACCGGAGGGTCCCGCCGTCTGCCATGCGGAAGCCGCCAACGGACGCCCAATCTCGTACTACATAGGGCGAGTCAACGAGATTTGTTCTCAGCTCAAGGCCCCACGCGGGCGCGTCTGGCTACCTCACGACGCTAGGGCCAAGTCGCTGCAAACGGGACGCAGTATCGTGGAACAATTCGTGGCTGCTGGGATTAAGCCAGAGATTGTGCCGAATTTGGACCTGCAAGATGGTATCAGCGCGGGGCGGCTGCTGTTTCAGCACACCACTTTCCATCGCACCAACACGGAAGATCTTATTCTGGCGTTGAAGAGCTACCACCGTGAGTTCGATGAAGAAAAGAAGATGTACAAGGACAGTCCCGTACACGACTGGAGCAGCCACTACGCAGACGGCTACAGGTACATGAGTCTGGTGGCGCAGCGTCCTGTCAAAAAGGCGCAGCGCCCTGCAGAACAGGTACAGCCAATCAGGCCAATGGCCCCTACGCTCGATCAACTCTGGGCTTCACGTAAGTCCGGTTCTAACCCCCACCGTAGAGTCTAGTCATGGAAAAACCTGTTGAACAGTATAGCAGAAAGTGGTGGCTAGACGAAGTTACCACTGCCGAACGCAGGTTGAAGGACAGGTGGTGGGAGTCTGCGGATAAGGTGGTGGAGCGGTATCTAGATGAGCGCGGTTTAGGGGAAAATGAGCTCTACAGGTACAATATCTTCTGGGCCAATGTCGGTATTCTGCGCGCCAGTCTGTACGCTACGCCTCCCAAGCCGATGGTCAGCCGCCAGTACGGCGACTACGCTGACGACACCGCCCGCGTGGCTGGCGAAATGCTGGAGCGCCTGCTCACGTTGGATCTTCAAAAAGAACTCAGCGATACTGATCAAGCATTCCGCTACGCCGTGGAGGATCGCCTTATTCCCGGGGCTGGGGTGATCTGGTTTCGGTATGAGGTTACTACTGAAAAACAGACTACGGACCCGGTGATTGACCCTATGTCCGGGGCGGAGCTGGCCCCTGCGCAGGAGTACGAGAAAATTACGGATGAACAGGTCGAGACTGACCATGTTCACTTCAAGGACTTCATCTACCCAGCCGCCCGCGTGTGGGAGGAAGTCCCGTGGGTGGCCCGCCGCGTGTGGATGACCCGCGATGCCGTAGAGAAGAGGTTTGGCAAGGATGTGTCTAAGCTGCTCGTAGAGGAGGGGGCTTCCGGTACGGATTATGAGCAGAAGGCATTTGCCAGACATAAAACAGAGGTCTACGAGATCTGGTGCCGAGACACTCGCAAGGTGTATTGGATCAGCGTCAGCGGTTCGGACAAGATGCTTGACGAGAAGGATGATATTCTGCAGTTGCCGGGGTTTTTCCCCTGCCCTCGGCCCCTCTTCGCCACCCTCACGACGAATGATTTGATCCCGCGCCCGGACTACGTCATGGTGCAGGATCAGTACCGCGAACTCGATGAGTTGAGTGAGCGCATCGTACTGTTGGAGAAGGCCCTGCGCGTTGCCGGGGTGTTCGACAGCAGCAATCAGGCGATTCAGCAACTTGTCAACGGCGCTCGGGAAAATACGCTGATTCCGGTTGACCAGTGGGCCGCGCTGTCGGAGAAAGGGGGGCTCCGGGGCGTCGTCGACTGGATGCCAATTGACGTAATTGCGAAAGTCATGGGCGAGCTCAAGGAGCAGCGCGTTGACAAGGTGCAGCAAATCTACGAGTTGACTGGACTGAGTGACATCATGCGCGGGGCTACCGCCCCCCGCGAGACTGCTACAGCCCAGAGTTTGAAGGCGCAGTACTCCAGCGTCCGCCTCCAGTATCTTCAACAAGAGGTTGGCATTTTCGTGCAGCAGGGATTGCGTATCAAGGCAGAGATCATCTGTAGGCACTTCCAACCAGAGACTATTCTGGAACGCAGCAACATTCAGAACACGCCAGATGCGCCACTGGCGCAGGCCGCTGTTCAGTTGTTGAAGGATACCGGACTCGGTAAATACCGCATCGAAGTCAATTCGGACAGCATGGCCATTCCGGACTACAATGCGGAGCGCACCAGCCGCATCGAGTTCATGACGATGTTGGGGCAGTTCCTTGTGCAGGTCACACCCATTCTGCAATCGCTGCCGCAAGCTGCGCCGTTCTTCCTTCAGCTCATTCAATGGTGCGCCGCAGGGTTCCGTGGTTCGCGGCAGGCCGAGGCTATTCTGGATCAGGGTATCAAGGCCCTGCAGAATAATCCTCCCGGCCCCGTGGAGGAGGGAAATAAGGCACCACCTACTGATCCAATGGCGGTAGAGGTAGAGCGCGCCAAAGGGCAGACTGAGACCATCAAGGCTAAAGGTAAGGTCGCCGGCGAGCAGGCTAAAGCCGGTGCCAAGCAGCAAATGGATAGGAGTCAGCAGCAGACGGAGATTGTCAAGGGCATGGTAGCAGCGATGCAGCCGCTGCCGATGCAGGGGAGGGAGAGATGACTCGACGGAAGTTTGTGCAGCGCAACGGGGAATTGATAGAGGTGGACCCATACACCTACGTTCCAAAAGAACGTCCAGTTTCTACTCGCTATGTCAGTGATTCTTGGATGGATGGTGTGCGCAGCCCCATTGACGGTGCTGATATCGGTAGCCGCACCAAGCTCCGCGAGCACATGCGGGCGCACAGCGTTATCGACCACGCCGAGGCTGTGCAGGAGGCCAGAATACAAAATAGCAGAAAAGCTCAGGAATTCGAACGAACGCGCAAACAAGATTTGGTAGATGCGTTACACAGAGTCCGCGCTGGACACAAACCCAACATCCGGGAGTATAAGGAATGAGCAATGAACTCAGAGAAGCCCTCGAAAAAGCCATCGATTCCGCGCCTGTTGATGAAGATGGCGACTCTAGCAGCCAGCCCGCAGCCTCCGAACCCGGAGTTGATAGCGGCGACGGAAAACAAGGAGAGCAGCCGCCTCCGGCGCAAGAGGCGAGTAGCGAACAGTTACCTGCGTCTGGGACCCAGGAAAAAACAGAGCTGAAGGCTACGGAGTCCAAAGGCGCTGAGCAGCAAGAAGAGTCCCCCCCGCAACCGCAAGCGCAGCCGCAGCCGGCCACTGCGCTCAAGCCTCCAGTTAGCTTGAAGCCAGAAGCCCGCGCTGAGTGGAACAAAGTTCCTCCGCTAGTGCAGGCGGAGATCGTGCGTCGTGACCGCGAGGTTAGCGAGGCCTTGCGCGTGAGTTCTGAAGCCCGTAGGTTTCAGGAAGAGTTCCAGCGCACTGTAGCCCCGTACGAAATGTTGATTCGTGCTGAGAATAGCAGCCCTATCCAGGCTGTAGATCGGCTGCTACAGACTGCCGCCGCGCTGCGCACTGCCGCCCCCGCGCAGAAGGCTCAGATGGTAGCTACCATCGTCCGCGAGTACGGTATCGACATTCGTATGCTAGACAGTGCTTTGTCCGGCGCGGCGCTGCCACGACCTGACCCACAGGTGGAGGCGGTGCAGCAACAAATCGCTCCTCTGGTGGAGTTTGTCAACGGTCTGCGTCAGCAACAAGCCACGCTTGCCGAGCGCACGCAACAGGAAGCAGCCTCTGAAATTGAGGCATTTTTCGCAGATACGGACAATTACCCGTATGCAGAAGACCTGCGTGAAGAGATTGCAGATTTGCTCGAACTCAATGCGCGCAGGGGACGCCAAATGAGCTTGCAAGATGCCTACGCTCGTGCTACTATTGCGCATCCTACGATTTCGAAGCTCGTCGAAAACTCGAGGATTGCTAGCTCCGCCGCCCAGCAGAACGCAGCGGCACAAAGGGCGAAGCAAGTCGCGGCCAGCGTGAAAGGCGCACCGTCTGCAGAGCGAAGTGGTGATCCGGAAAACCAAAGTATCCGAGGAGCGCTGGAAGCAGCCATCGGTACAGTGGAAGGCCGGATTAGGTAGCAGAAACGACCCAGACCTGCTCAGTCGTTGAAGCGTAAAACAAGGTTTTTCCTTCAACTTTTGGGAGTTAACGATGGCTTTCGCAAATGCGAACATCAGCGACATCGTTGCCACTACCATTCAGCAACGCTCGCGTCGGATTGCGGACAACGTGACCGAGAACAACGCGCTGTTGACGTGGATGAAGAAACGTGGCAACACTCGCGCCTTTGGCGGCGGCAACGTCATCCTCGAGGAAATCTCGTTTGCGGAGAACGCGAACGCTGGTTACTACTCGGGATACGACCCCCTGCCAGTCGCGGCCTCGGACGTTATCAGCGCGGCCGAGTTCAGCATCAAGCAAGCGGCTGTTCCCGTCACCATCTCGGGTCTCGAGATGCTGCAGAACGCAGGCCGAGAGCAGATGATCGATCTCATGGAAGCGCGGATCAAAGTGGCCGAGTCCACGATGGCCAACCTTCTGGCGAACGGCATTTACAGCGACGGTACTGGCAGCGGTGGCAAGCAGATCACGGGACTGGATGCTGCGGTGCCCGTTGTCTACAACAGCGGCACCTACGGCGGAATCGACCGCGGTGTGTGGACGTTCTGGCAGAACAAGTACACGCAGGCGAACCCGGCGCTCACGTCTGCCACGGTGCAGGGTGCCATGAACACGATGTGGGCCAGCCTGAACCGTGGTGCAGATCGTCCGGACCTCATCGTCATGGACAACGTGTTCTGGGGTATCTACCTCGCCAGTTTGCAAGCGAGCCAACGATTCTCGTCCAGTGATTCGGCTTCGGCAGGCTTCCCGACCATCAAGTACATGGACGCGGACGTTGTGCTGGACGGTGCGATGGGCGGAAATGCGACGACGAAAACGGCGTACTTCCTCAACACGCGGTATCTGCATTGGAGGCCCCACCGTGATCGCAACATGGTTCCGCTGTCGCCCAACAAGCGATATGCGGTCAACCAGGATGCGGAAGTCACGATTCTGGCGTGGGCTGGGAACCTGACCTGCTCCGGCGCGCAGTTCCAAGGCCGTCTGGTCACCGTTTGAATCGGAGGAGAAACGATGTACACCATCACGCAAGGGTTGATCGGTTCTCAGCCGATCGCGCTGAACTCTGCGGTGCAGAAGCATACCCTGGGAACGATCGTACAAGCCTCCGATCCGGTTTACGGTGGCGGCGAGTTCATCTACCTCAAGGGTGTGGCTGACACTGCTCTGGGAAGCTGGGTCACTTACAGCGCAGACGACTTCTCCACGGCTCTTCTCGTGACTAGCGTCACTGCCCCCGTGGCAGTGGCGATGGCTGCGACTGTTGCCGACGAGTTCGGCTGGTACCAGATCAGCGGCAAGGCTGTCGGCAAGGCGGGTGCAGGATACGTTGACAACGCTCTCGTCTGGGTTATGGGGGCAACTCCGGGAAGCGTGGATGACACCGACGTTGCCGGTGATCGCGTTCACGGAGCAGTCGGGGCTTCAGCAGTCGGCACGCCTTCGGCTGGGCTCGCCGAGTTCGAGATCAACCGTCCGTACACCAACGACGAAGTCGTTTCCTGATCGTGGGTCCGAGGAGTTGATCCTCTTTGGGGGGGCCTGCTGGCCCCCCTCTTTTTGGAGAAATTTAGATGGCCAACGCCCTCTATCCGAAATGGAAGGAAGCCCTGCTGCAAGGTACGGCGAACTCTGCACTCAACGGCACCGGCGCGACTGGCGTCTACTGTGCTCTAATCGACACAAACGACGTCGCTTACAACGCAGCGCACGAGTTCTATTCCAGTATTGCTGCTGCCGTCGTCGGTACAGACCAAGAAATCGGTGCTACGAAGTCGTACACTGGCGGCGTGTTCGACGGCGGGGACCTCACGTTTCCTTCCGTGACAGGCGACCCCTGCGAAGCGCTCATTATCTACGTCAAGAATGCCGGTGCGAATACAACGTGGCGACTGGTGGCGTACCTCGACACCGGAGTTACTGGCCTGCCAGTCACTCCGAACGGCGGAAACATCACGGTCACGTGGAACGCCAGCGGTATTCTCGGTCTGTAAGGGGGAGGCGGCATGGCCACTACCCGCATGGTCTTCACGCCGATGCACTTCGACCATGCCACGGCGGGGTTGACCACCATCACAGCCAGCGGCGGAGTGCCGCGCCCTGCACTGGCGTTCGACGCTGCCACGGATGAGATGGTTGTGTTCACGCAGATTGCTCCTCAGGGTCTTACTGGAGCGCTTTCTGCAATTCTTACTCTGGCTGGCGGCGCAGCCAGCACGAACAGCACTTACTGGGAAGTAAGTCTGGAGGCTTTCACTGATGGCGAAGTAGATATAGATTCTGCAGATTCGTTTGATACTGTGAATACTGGTAACGTCGCCATGCCCGCAACGCAGGGGCATACGAAAACACTGGCCATTACGCTCACGAACGCAGATTCTGTAGCTGCCGGAGATCTTATTCGCTTGAAGATAAGCAGGGACGCCAATAACGCATCCGACAACTTCGCTGGAGATGCGTATCTTCTCGCTGTAGAGATCAGAGAAGCATAAATGGCACTGATTTGGGACGGGACCGCTAACGATCGTGCAAGTACGTCCGATATCAACGGGCTGACAATCGACACGACGTGCGCGGTTTCCGCGTGCGGGTGGTGTACGGGGAATACGGCAGTCCGTTCCCCGTTCGGCATCAGCAACGGGTCGAACCTGCAATTTGAACTGCTGCGCCGCTCCGCGACGAACCACCTGAATGCATTCGGTTACGGGGCCGGTCCATTTTTCTCGAACCTCGCGCTTCCCGCATCGTCGTCCGAGTGGTGGTTTTGGGCGGTGTCCATCAGTGGCACCGCGAGCGGCAACGCGCACCTCTACGTTTGGACGAGCGGTGGCGGCTGGACGAGCAGCGCGAGCAGCGCGGCGCTTCAAGCCGTGTCGTCGCCGAGTGTGATTACGTGGGGGAATGGCCCGATCCAAGTCGGGTCTGAGATGTGGGTTGGCAAGACGCTCGGGCTGAAGGTGTGGAATGCGGTTCTGAGCGAATCCGAGTTGCAGGCCGAGCGTCTTTCGCTGTTGCCGAGGCGCGTAAAGAACCTGCATTCGTGCGTTCCCGGAGTAGGAACAGGCGCCGCTACGTCCCTGAGAGACCTCACAGGTATTTCGTGGTCTCTGACTGGTACGATCACTTACGACGATAAGTTTCCGTCGTTGATGAGTGGTGGTGCTGGATCCTACGCAATAGCGAAATCTGCTCCGCTGCAGACGCTTTCGCCGTCGCTATTCAGCAACACAAATTCATTCTACTCCCCCACGGTGGGGCGCGGTGCGGTCGGACTGGCCCCCAGTCTGCACAGTAATGTCAACTCGTTCTACGCTCCAACGGTGGGGCGCGGCGCAGTCGGGCTGTCACCATCGCTGCTCAGTAGTACAAATACCTTCTATGCTCCAACGGTGGGGCGTGGCGCAGTAAATCTCGCGCCACCGTTGCTCAGCAGCACGAATGCTTTCTACTCCCCTACGGTAGAAGAAGGCGCGGTCAACCTCGCGCCTCCGCTGTTCAGCAGTACGAATACTTTTCACTCGCCTACGGTGGGACGCGGCGCAGTAACGCTCGCCCCTGCGCTGTTCAGCAATGCGAACACTTTCTACTCGCCAACTGTCGGGCGCGGCGCAGTAGGGCTGTCCCCCTCCCTGCACAGCAATGTGAATACGTTCTTCGCTGCTGTTGTCTCTCAGGGACCTGCGGTGCTGCTGCCGTCGCTTCTCAGTAACACAAACTCCTTCTACTCTCCAACTGTCGGTAGGGGCGCAGTAAACCTCGCGCCGCCATTGCTGGCCAGTTCAAGCCTTCTGTATGCCCCGGCAGTGGGGCGTGGTCCGGTGGGGCTGGTTCCACCACGTCTGAATAGCGTAAATTCCTTCTACGCTCCCACAGTTGGGCGCGGCGCAGTCAATCTTGCACCTCCGCGAGTTGATAGCACGAATGCCTTCTACGTTCCTGCGGTGGGCCGAGGGTCGGTCGGGCTGGTTCCGGCGCGGCTAGACAATACTGGAGCGTTCTTTGCTCATGTGGTGATTCAGGAAGGCGGTCCGCAGTACATTCTATCGCCGTTGTTGGTGAACACAAACGCGTTCTATCAACATGCTATTTCTGGTGGAGTTTCTGACAGTGCTGGTTCTGGACTTCTCTTGCGCAGACGCAGGCGGGAGCTTGCGGCCGGCGGTTAATGCTGCTATACTACGACTAATCTCTTTTCAGAGGTAAAAATGGCCACTCGCAATCGCTTAACGGAGGTCCGCGAAGACCACCGTACGACCACCGTAACGTGGAATGGGTTGCAGCAAGGCGATGATGGCGAGCCGGTGTCATTCGGCTATTCGCCGGAGCGCACTGTGCAGGTTTTCGGTACGTTCGACAACGCAACGCTGCGCTTCGAAGGTTCTCTGGAAACCCTGAACCCCACGCACTGGAATACCCTCACCGATCCGCAGGGCAACCCCATCGAAGTCACCAGCGATAAGCTGGAAACTGTAATGGAGAATACTGCGTGGGTGCGTCCTGTGGTAGTTAATGGCGGAGCAGGCACCGATTTGTCAGTCCTCCTTTTTTCGAGGTTCAAATGAGCACTTCTGAAGCGAAGGTTGCTATCGACAAGCTGCTCAAGATCTATGAGCCGCTGAAGGAAGCTCAGACTCTGTTGTCCAGTTTGGATTCTGCGGCACAGTCGCTGAAGGAAATGAATGCCAGAGTCAGTGCTGGTGCGGCAGAGCTGGACAAACAGAAAAAAGAACTAGAAGCTGCCAAGCAAGAACTCGAGGCTGTAAAGGTAGAGCGCGCAGATCTAGTTAAGCGTGCCGAAGAGAGAGTTCGTGAAATGGAAGCTGCTGGGCGTGACAAGGCTCACGATATTCTCATGCAGATGGAAGCCGCAAAGGTGGGCCTGCAGAGAGACTTGGACGCAGCTCGTTCTCAGCTTGTGTTGCTGGAACAGGAAGTAGCAGCCAAGCAGGAAGAATTCACCCGCGTAACTGCGCTGGTTAGCGAACAGCGTAGTAAACTTGAACAGGCGCTAACTGCCATCTGAGGAGAACACTTCCATGCCTCTTGCTGAATATGAAATCGACCCGGCCACGTTCCAGAACCCACATCTCGAAGATGGTAGGGTCTACGCGGTATTCTTCACGGACGCAATGCGCGATGAATATGCGTCCAACGAGCAGGGGCGCCCGATTTACAAGGACACCGAGTTTGTGCGCATCATCTGCCCCGGAGACAAGACCAACATCGTTGTTCGTCCTGCTCGTGATGCCGATCGTTCTCGGTTTCCTCGTCAGTATGCTGCTTTCAAACGTGGTGAGCAAGAGCAGGTAGTCGGAACCCCGCTCTCGCAATGGCCACTCATGGGGCGCTCCCAAGTGGAGGAGTTCCGCTCCCTCGGCATCATGTCTGTGGAGCATCTGGCGGAGCTGCGCGATGACATCAAGCTCAAGATCCCCGGTGCTGTGCAGCTTTGCCAGCGGGCGAAAGACTGGCTTGCCGCAGCCTCGGATTCTGCTGTTCTCGGCAAGATGCGAGCCGAGCGTGAAGAGCAGGATGAGCGCATCGCCACTCTGGAGAAGCAAATTGAGGACTTGAAGAAGAGTCTCAAACCTGCTTCTGCTGGAAAGTAAATGGCGAACTTCAACCGCTACGACACGGTTCTCAATAACGTCAGGGCCGTAGCTGGCCTCGTCGGGCTTGAGCGACCGAACGTAGCGGTTGCCAGCACCGAAACCGAGATCGTTCAGCTTGTAGAGATGCTGAACGCGAAGGGGCGCGAGCTTGCTGACGATCACGGGTGGCAGCAGTTCGAAAAGAGAGCAAGCGTTGTCATTGGCCCTAGTGCAGAGAACGGCGTTCTGTTGCCGGAAGACTGGGGAGGCTTTATCTCCCGTACTGGCTGGAATGAGTCTAGCAACATGCGGCTCATCGGCCCAATGGATGCGGTGACATGGCAGGCTCTCACTGTCACCGACTTGGCTGGCACCGCATTCAGTTTGCGGTATCGTGTGCGCGGTAGCGAAGTATTCTTTGAGACGTACCCAGATCAAGACACGACCATTAGCTTCGAGTACTACTCGCGTGGTTGGGTACAAGACTTCGATGTTCAGACTCCTAGCTTCAAAGATTTTTGTGAGCACGACTCGGATATCGTGCTGTTCGATTCTCTCATGATTCAATACGCGGTTCGCATGATGTGGCTGGAGTCGAAAGGTTTCGACACCGCCGCAGCTTCTAAAGATTACCTGCGCCGCTTCAATGCGGTACGGTCAAAAGACAAGGACGCACCCGTCCTCACGCTGAACAGGCGAGCAGGGGTGCGGCTGATTGATGCCTACAATGTTCCAGAGACCGGCTTCGGCTCCTAAGAAATCATGGCTAAGGTGCAAGCAGCCCAGTCGCGCAAGGGCAGAGCCGCTCTGCCCGGAGTGCGGAGGGTCCACAATGTAACTTCAGTTCCGCCCCCGGTAGGCGGGCTGAACTTTGCTGCGCCCATCAATGGCATGGAGCCGCAGGACGCCATCCTTCTTGATAATTGGATTTGCACTCGGTTCGGCCTGAGCATCCGTAATGGCTGGGCAGAACACGTCACTGGACTGGGCAATTCGGTACATAGCCTGATGCCGTGGGTCGGCGCAGCGCCAAGCGAAGATGCCCTGTTCGCCGCTACTGACGATGGTATCTACGATGTAACGGTATCTACGCAAACTCCGGACGCTGCTCTTATCGCGCTGAGTGGCAACACTGGCGCTGGAACGATGCACTCTGTCAACTTTCAGGCAGGGGGCGCAAACTTCTTAATCGCTTGCAGCGAAGCTGATGGCTACCACCGTTATGATCCTGTCAATGGGTGGGTCAAGGTAGCCAGCGGAGGCGGCGCTGGACAGGTTGATGTTGTAGATCCCGCAGACCTTGTCCATTCCTGTTCGTGGAAGCGACGTCTGTGGTTTGTGGAACGCGACAGTAGCTCTATCTGGTACCTGCCGGTGCTGGCTGTCGCTGGCACTGCCGTAGAGTTGGACGTTGGTCCACAGCTCACTCTCGGGGGTCACGTCACTGCCGTTGTTAACTGGACAATGGACGCCGGTGAAGGTATCGATGACCATTTGGTCATTCTCGGTAGCGAAGGCGACGTTATTATCTACAAGGGTACGGATCCCAGCGATGCCAGTAAGTTCAGCATTGTGGGACGTTGGGTTGTCGGTGCGCTGCCGCAGGGCCGTCGTAGCGTGAGCCAGTATGGCGGAGACGTGCTGATTGTGAGCCGCTACGGGTTGGCCCCCCTCAGTTCCCTTGTGAAAGGCGGCAAGACTGCTACCGAAGCAGACCCGCGCAGCTTTGTTTCGCGCATTCAGGAAGTCTTGAGAAAAGATGTTCAAGAGCGTACTGGCCGCGGATGGGAAGTAACCCCCTTTGATTCAGAGGCTCTGTTGCTGATTAATGTGCCCGAAGATGTCGCTGGCGAGTACAAGCAGTATGTTCTCGACACGCACAGTCTGCGTTGGAGCACGTTTAGCAATATTCCAGCACAGACATTCGCAGAGTACAAGGGTGGTCTGTACTTCGGTACTGCTGATGGAAGAGTGTGCAGAGCTCTGGTGGGGGAGTTGGACGGTGTGTCTCTAGAGTCTGGACCCGCTGTCGCTAGCTACATCCAATGTTCTTTACAGACAGCCTTCAACTACTTTGATTCTCCTGGAAGACTGAAGAAGTGGCTGTTAGTGCGGCCCACGTTTATCTCTTCCAGCAAGCCGGGGGCGGTAGTGAAGATGAATTCAGACTTCAATACGACACTGCCGTCCGGTATCCCTGGATTTTCTTTTTCAGCAGCCTCTGAATGGGATACCGCAGTGTGGGATCAATCCGTGTGGGTTGGTAATTCGTTGACTTTCAAGACATGGATGGGGGTGGAGGGAGTTGGGTACGCTGGAAGTCTCAGCATGGTAGTCGTGGGCGTGGGCGGTAGTCGCCTCTCGTCTATTGACTACATGGTCGAGCCTGGAGGCCCAATATGAAACTCGTAACGGATAAAGAGGGTGACTACCCCTTCCTCTGGCATTGGCTGGCAGCGCGCACCGGACTACCGTGGAGCAGTGACATGCGTACTATCGGTCTAACCAAGGATGATGGTACTATCATATCCGTATGCGCGTTCTGCAGCTTCCTCCATGGGAAACAGTGCTTCATACACTTTGCAGCTGACGAACCTATCAGTAGGAAGTACATCAAAGCGATCTTCCACTATATGTTTGTGCAGGCGCAGATGAAGTCCGTGCTCGGGCTATTCGACTCCAACAATACTGCGATTCACAAGTTTGTAGAGCGCATAGGTTTTCAGTTCAAAGTAGGACTGGAAGGCGGGCTTCTGTACGAGATGACTCCTGACATTTGCAAATGGATAGACCATGGGAAAAAAGAGCGATCCTCCGCCGCCGCCTGACTACACTGCCGCTGCGCAGGCGCAGGGCGACGCCAGCAAAGAGCTGACGACGCAGCAGACGTTCGCCAACCGACCAACGATCAACACACCGTTCGGCTCGCAGACGTGGAACACCGCAGCGGGCACCGACCCCGCTACGGGACTGCCGATCACGGAATGGACGCAGAATGTCAATTTGACCCCGCAGCTTGAGCAGGCGCTTGGGGGGCAGATGGATATTCAGAACGCCCGTACCCAGACTGCGCAGGGCATGCTGGGCCAGATGAGTGATCAGTTTGGCCAGCCAATCGACTTCAGTGGGTTGCCGCAGGCCCCTGCACTGCCCGGAGCTACTGGACAAGTCAACCTTCAGCGCAGTTTGAACATGGAGGGGTTGCCGGGGATGCCCGGCAATGCAGAAGACACGCGCAACAGGGTAGAGGACGCGCTGTATCAGCGCCATGTGCGCAGGCTTGACCCGCAGTTCCAGCGTGAACAGGGTTCTCTGGAAACACAGCTCGCCAATCAGGGCTTGACCCGTGGTAGCGAAGCATGGAACAACGCTGCGCAGGACTTCGGCAACCGCAAGGAAGATGCCTACGAACGCGCCATGTTGGAAAGCATCCTTGCCGGCGGGCAGGAAGCTACTCGCGATTTCGGCATGGATCTGCAACGCCGTCAACAGGGGTACAATGAAACTCTGGGTGCTGGAAACTTCGCTAACAGCGCGGGGGTCAGCCAAGCAAATCTAGACAACCAACAGTTCGGACAGGGTATCCAGTCTAGCGAAGCAGCGATGCGCCAGCGGCAGCAGATGCTGAGCGAGATGATGACCCAACGTGGGTTCTCGCTAAACGAAATCAATGCTCTGCTGAGTGGACAGCAAGTCGGTATGCCGTCCATGCCGACCTTCAATACGGCTGGGGTTTCCCAAACTCCGCAGTACCTTCAAGCTGCCGGACAGCAGTACGGTGCGGCGATGGACAGCTACAATGCTGAGCAGGCTGGCATCAACAGTATGATGAGCGGTATCTTCGGTCTCGGCAAAGCTGCCATCCCTTTCATGCTGTGAGGATACAATGGAAAACCTGACCCCTGAAGAGCTCCAGGCGATGATGGAGCTGATCATGCAAGGCCAGACGGCTGGCGCTGAAAAAGAAATCATCAAGCGGCAGTTCGAACAAGCTGATGCCATGCGCGGCCCGCAGTCGCTGCAGATGCACAACGCTGGACGCCTGCAAGTTGCCCCCGGCTGGCTAGAGATGCTTGGCGGGCTGGCGCAGGACGCCTCCAGTGCGAAGCTGCGCGGCAAGGCCGAAGGCAAGCAGAAGAAGCTCGGCGAAGATACGGCGAAGCAGAATCAGCGTCTGCTGGAAATTCTTATGCGCCAGACCGCTCAGCCGCCCGCCGTCGCTCCCAGCATGCCACAGCCGGGTCAACCGAATGGCATCAACCTAAACGCACCACAGGGTCCCGGCTTGAAGCCCGGAATGCAGCAACCGTTCGGGATGTAAAATGGAAGACTTCGCCAGCTATCTCGCGGGTATGTCGCCGGAGCAGCGCCAGATGCTGATGGCGGAGCAGTTGCGTGCGCAGCAACAGGGCACCTATCAACAGAACCTCGCCAAGAGCATGCAAGGCGACAAGCGTCTGCGCATGCTGGCGATCGCCGGCATGCTGAGTGGGAACAAGGGGGCAGAAGCCGCCACCGGATTTGCTCATAAGGCAGATGCCGCCAGCAACGCTCCGCAGCAACTCGGGAACACCGGATTCTTCAACCCGCGCACTGGCGAGTTTGTTCCAAACCCGATGTACGTCGATGAAAAGAACGCCGCCCGCGATGCTCGTCGTTGGGAGCGCGAACTTATGCGCGAAACGTCACGCGAAAATGCGCGGGAGCGAGCAGATACGTCGCGCGAAAATGCACAGCTCAGGGCTGAGACGGCCCGGGCCATCGCTGCGCAGGCCGACGCCACGCGGCGCGAGGGTCTTATTTTGCGACAATCCATTGCTGAGATGGCCGCTGGTCGCGGAAACGATGCTCTCTACGACAGAATTGATCGGGCTGATGAAGCTGCATACGCCAATGCGGTGAAGATGGCCGGCAAGCAGGATGCGTCAGCGATGGCTGAGCGCGGAGACAAGCCGCTGACCAACAGCGAGATGAAAGACCTGCGCGATCTGACTACGCAAGTTCGTACCCTCGGTGACCTCACCCAGCGAGCGGGTGAAGGAGGCATCGGGGCCAGCAGGCTCAGTAACTCTTACCTGGAAGAAGGCAAGGCCCTCGCTGGTCGTTTCAGTCCTCTTGCACGGGAGATGCTCGGCCCTGAGCAACGCCGCGCAGACGAGTGGTGGGCAGATTACCGGGCGCAGTTCGAGAATATCGAACGCAACAAGCTCTTCGGCTCTGCTCTAACGGATTCTGAGAGGAAGCTCTGGAACAAGTCGAACATCGAGCGTGGTATGCGCGATCAAGACATTCAGAGGGTTATCTCTCTGAAGATGGGGCTTGCCAACGCCGCTCTCGCTAGAATGTCTCAAGGCTACGCTGCCAATCGTAAGGATGTAGATGCTGTCCAAGCTGTGACCGAAGGCTTCTACAGCGCCCCGCCCCGCCCGCCCTCCAAGGATCCGGTTGAGCTCCTGCCAACAGATCGTCGTAGGCGGCTTGAGGCCCGTGGTGTTATCGGCCCAACTTCGGAAAACCCGCAGGGCAGCGTTGCCCCGAATAAAGCTCCGCCCCCAGCTAAGAAGGCTGCTCCGGCGCGTACGATAACGACCCCCGACGGCTTCACCATTGAACAGATGGAGGAGTAAGTGCCCACTTACGTCATCACTGGGCCTGACGGAAAGAAGTATAGGGTCGCTGCTCCGGAGGGCACCACCCCAGAGCAGGCGCTCGAGCGCGTCCGGAGCGCAGTGGGTGGCGCTGCCCCTAGCACGCCTGCCCCTGCGGCCCTTCAGGACGCGTCAGGAACCGCCGTAGCAGGTGCCCCGCTACCCCAGCCTACCCCGGCGCCTGCGGCGGCTCCTGCGCCCCGGGAACAGTACCCGCAGCTTGGCCCGCAGGATACCATACCGCGTGATCAACAGGGCGTGCCGTACGACATCCCTCAGGTTACGGATACCCGTCCGCCGCTGCCGCCGCGCACCCCTGCGGAGCAAGAACAGTTAATGGCTGCGCTGCGAGAGCGCGAGCGCGAGCTCATGGCTGGCAAGTCTTTCTCGGAAAAGCTGAACTACGGTGGAGCTACTCCGCTGCGGGCATTGTCGCAGACCATGCGGCAGTTCCAAGGGGAAGACATCGATGCAGATGTAGAAAGTTCTCGCGGAGCCATGCAGGGTGCGGGCGGTGCTGGCATGCTCGGGAATTTCTTGAGCAACGCAGCGTTGACCGCTGCGCCCGCAGGCGCAGGGCAGGCCATGCTTGCGCGTGGTATCACGAAGGTAGCCCCGCGCATTCCGCAATGGTTGACTCAGGCATTGGCTGCGTCCACCGTTAGTGCTGGTCTGGAGGGAGCGACCAACCCTACAGGGCATGGCGAAACTCGCGCCGGTAACATGGTCAGGGCGGGCGCTACCGCAGGGGTGATGGACGCTGGAATGCGCGGGATCACCAGAGCCATCAGCGCCCCGTTCAAGCCTAATAAAGACGCCGAGGCGCTGCTCAGGGAGGGTATCACCCCTCCCCTGAGCCACGGTACCGATAGCAAGATTGGACAAGGCATTGGCAAGACCAGCGAAACGGTCACCACCTTCCTCGATAGCAACGCTGCGCCGAGCCGTCAGCGGGCGGACGCGCAGACCGTAGCAGCGATGGTGCGGCGGGCCACCCCCCTCGGCAAGACTCCTGTCAGTGCCTCTGGAGATATTCGTGGTGTTGCCGCCAGCACGTCAGATGTTATAAGCGACGAATACAAGGCCGTACTCGCCAAGAAGTTCGTAACGGTAGATCCGCAGTTCGCCACGCGGGCGCGGCGCATCGTCGATACTTCTGATGGTGATAGCAGGGCTACGAAAGACCTTGCTCATGAAGTGCTTGCCAAGCATTTCCGTACAGGGGTGCGGCGAGCGGCCCGTAACTTTCAGCGTAAGACTGGACCTAACTTTGAACAGGATATTCGAAATCTTGAAAAGAGCACTGACACAGACAAGCTCGCAGCAGCAAAGATTCTTCGTAAGGTACAGCCTCTCGTTCGCGAGTTGCGAAATCGTGAGCTTGGCAGACAAGGGGTCGATCCTGCGGTGCTCAACAAGCTGGATGAGGCGTGGGAAGTCGCCAAGAGAATTGAAGACGCCTCTGCTGTAAGCGAGAAAAGTGTCGGGGTTGGCGCTACGGAGTTGAACAAGGCGGTGCAGCGGAACGCTACGCCACACCAGTTCGGTCGAGGGGAGGCTGCTTCCCAAGACTTGACTGACGTGGCCAGCCGCGTTATTCATCCAAAAGAGCGCGGGAACACCCTGTACAATCTGGCTGTGCGGGGCGGCGCTTACGGGGCGGCAGGGCTGGCCGGAGGCCCTGTGATTGGACCTCTGGCACTGTGGCTGGCTGCGAAGGGCGTTCAAAGCGAACCTGGACATAAGATGCTGTTTGGCCAGATGGCGGGACAGAAAGCACTTGCTGATTTTCTTCGTAAAGGACCGCCGATTGGCGCTCCGGCATATGAACTTTTGTCTGGAGACGAATAATGCCTCGTGGGCCTAGCGGATCGTACACTCTTCCGACCGGCAACCCGGTAGTCGCCAACACGCCCATTCAAAGCTCGTGGGCGAATAGCACTCTGTCCGACATTGCGGCAGAGTTGACTAACAGCTTAGACCGCAGTGGGCGCGGGGCGATGGCCTCCCCACTCAAGCTGCCGGACGGCACTGCCACGGCCCCTGCGCTTACGTTCAATGGAGATCAGAATACCGGGGTATACAGCCCCGCTACGGACGTTCTTGCTATCACTGCCGGGGGCGCAGCTAATTTCCGGGTAACTGCGACAGCGGTAGAAATCGTTGTCAGCAGTGTGACTATCGGGGGCGTTACGTTCGCCCCGGGCGACTGGGCAAAGTTGACGGGAGCGGCCTTCACTGGCAATCTGAGCACGACAGGAGCTCTTGGGGTTACTGGGAACGCCACCGTGGGTGGTACGCTGGGCATCACGGGGGCAGCTACCGTAGGTGGAGCGCTGAGCATCGCCGCAGGAAGCACTTCTGTAGCTGGAATTTCTTTCACAGGCGATCCAAACACGGGAGTCTACAGCCCCGGGGCTGATCAGCTCTCCGTTGTTGTAGGTGGAGCAGTAGCCGTAAAGTACGACGCCGCAGGGCGTACAACAAATCCTGCTCGTAAGCAGCCATGCTTTCGAGCAGACACTAGTGCGGGGAATTTAGTCAACGGTGGAACTTACGCGAACTATTCGGGGGAGGTGGACGATACTGCCTCGTTTGACGCGGTCAGTGGAATTTTCACCGCCCCCATCGCTGGATGGTATACCTTCAGCGCCGCTGTGATGGCGCAAGTATCGTCCGGTACTGGATTTATATATGTCTATATAACCGTGAGTACGGGCGAATCAGTCACTTCTTCCGTAAATCTTATCAGCACGGCAGCGACATGGGCTCAACTTGATTCTGGTCCAGTATATCTCAGTGCTGGTGCCACTGTAAAGTTGACCTACAGCGAGGGCAATGGTACTCTCAGTGTGAATACTGCGCGGCATTTTTCTGGACGTCTTCTTGGATAGCTTTGTTCCTGGAGATGATGAAGTGAGGCTTTACAGAGAAGTAAGGATAGGAGAACTCATAGCTGCCCTGACCTTGCTTTCTGGCATCGCTATGGCTTATATCGAGGGCAGAGTTAGACCAGTAGAAGTGCAACTGGAAGAGATTAAAGTTCAGTATCGCGTGATGGAGGAAAGGGCGGAAATACGTGCAGAGTCATTGAAGCGTGAGTTTCGGGAAGACCTGCACCGGATGGAAAATAAGTTAGACATAGTGTTGCGTAAACCGTGATGCAGGCTAGCCAATCAATTAAGAAGTTTTTACGCGGACAAGAGGCGCTGCGCCTCACCGCGTATCCCGACCCCGGTAGTCGCGATGGTACTCCGTGGACTATCGGTTGGGGTGCTACTTCATACGAAGATGGCTCCCCCGTGCGTAAGGGCGACACCATCACTGCTGAACGAGCAGATGCCCTGTTTGAGCACCATGTAGGACTTACAGAAAAAGCACTGGCGAAGTACGTAACAGCTCCCCTATCCCAAAACCAGTACGATGCGCTTGTGTCGTTTGTGTACAACGTGGGGGCGGGGGCTTTCGCCAACAGCACGATGCTGAAAAAGCTCAACGCTGGCGACTACGCTGGCGCTACCGCAGAGTTTGAGCGCTGGGTGTATAACGACGGAAAAGTACTCGGCGGGCTTGTAGATCGCCGTAAGCGAGAACAAGCCCTTTTCGCGAGCAATGTAGCGCCTGCCGCGCCCCCCACCACCCACAACCCGGCGTCCAAAGCTATGAGTCCATTCATTCTACCGGCACTTACCGTCCTCGTGGACCTTATCCCCACCCTGAGTAAGCTCTTCAAGGGCAGTAAGCCTTCCGTGGTAGCTGAGCGAAATGCCGCTGTTGTGGAGGCCGTGGCCGATAAAGTCTTGCCTATTATTCTGGAAGCCACCGGAGCGCCCAACGTCCAAGCTGCCGTTGAGATCGTACAGTCTAACCCCGTAATGGTGCAGCGGGTCGATCAAGCTGTGAGGGAAAGCTACCTAGATCTACAGGAAGTATTCGAGCGCAGCCGCGCCGAAGCCCGCAAGTTCGTCATGGAATACCAGAGCGTAGACCACCGAGTACGGACGGTGGTCGGTAACTTCACTTTCATCGAGCTCCTTTCCCTGCTATTCCTATTGTGGGGAATGGTAGGCAGTGGTATAATCCTGTGGGGAGGAACGGAGAAGTACGGAGCTGAGATGGTTGGACTCATTGTCGGCGGTATGCTAGTCATCGGTGTGGCCGCTGTGCGCGAATTCTGGCTGGGCAGTAGTAGTGAAAGCCAGCGTAAGACAAACTACATCATGAACAGGGAGTCTCCATAATGGCATTTCAAGCAATCGCGGTTCGGCAGTACAAGTCTGACCCGCTCACTGCGCAGGGGGCGAACCCTACGATTGCGCTGGATTCTGCGGTCGCTGCGGGTTCGACGCTGTTGCTGATCGGCGCGGCGTATCGGAAGGACACCGGGCAGACGACGTTGCTGAACTCTGTTGCTGACGGTACGAATACATGGGGCACACCGACGAACGTGCGTTCGTCCGGTTCGTACTCGCCGAACGTCTTTTGCGCCATCGCCGAGAACGTCTCAGCCGGTTCACCGACAGTCACGGCGACGCTGAATCAGGCGGCGAGCAACTTCGTCAGTTGGTCGCTCATCGAGATTGAGAAGTGCGTCACGTCCTCCGGTGTGATGACGCCGGTCACGGGAACCGCATCGAGCGGCACGACGACTTCCACTGCTGCCACTGGCGCGCTCGCACAAACAGACAACCTCGTGGTTGTGTGCGCTGGCGGCTACTTCGGCACGCCGAGCAACCCATCAGGGTTCACCTCGCTGCTGACGCAGATGAACAACGGTGCTTACGTCGGCGCGCAGGTTAGTTACAAGACCGTCACCGCAACGGATTCGCTTACCGGCACGGTTACGCACGACGCCACCTCCGGCTCTAGCGCGTTGCTCGTTGTCATCAAAGCCGCCACGGCGGGCAGCGCGTTGCACTACAAATTCCAACTGGACGCCTCCGCATTCACTAGCGCCGACACCGGGATAACCGGGTTTGTATGGCGCAACGCCACCCCTGACGCGGCGGCGGCACAGCGGTTCACCGGCCTTGCTGGAGACGCTAACGCGGGGGATCTGATTATCGCTACTGGCCTACCTTCCGGCATTGCGGTGAGCGACACCCTGTACGGAATCTTCTACAACGGTAACGACACATCGGGTCTTATCGCTGGCGTGGTGGAGGCGGCATGAGCTACGTTGACACGCTCATTGACGACATGGCCCTCTTTCACGACGGGCCGGTACGCACGCTGCAATACATCCCGACATGGGGAAGCGGATGGAACTACCCGGAGAGCTACGCCAAACCCGACGGTTGGACTACTTGCGGGCCGTGGGGCGTCATCATGTCCGATTACTCGGGCGCCGGCTCTCGCCCGTGGCGCATGCAGGGGCCGTACTCGGGCAACACCGCAGGCAACACGCGGGCGCAGGTCCGGGATATGCAGCTCTGGTGGTTGCGCTCCGACGGAGTGTGGCAGTTGGGCAGTCACAACGTCACCCCCGGCGGCTATATGTACCTCTCCAGCTGGCAGGGCGAGACGTACACGACGAACAACGCGATTCGCGCCGAGAGCGATGGCAACGGCGGCGGTCGTTCGTGTCAGTACATCAACATGAACGGACCGAACCCGCCGCAGTACCAGTTCGATGAGTGGCATTGGCACTTCTTCGGCTCGCGCACAAACGTACCGGCCAACTACGTCGGATTCGCATCGTGTTTCTTTGCGCGCAAGATGCTGCACGATCCCAACGGTGTAGACGATCGTGCGAACTGCCGGTTGTTGGCCGATACCGCAGGAGACTGGTGGATCACGCCCGACGCGCAGTGGGACAATTTCACTACAAATTGGCCCATCGGCTACAACCGATTCAAGTACCTAACGAACGACTGGCAGTTGATTTCGTTTTACTCGAAATCGACGCTATCGGCTGCACAGATTCGCGCGAACCCGCCACCATTTATCGGTTTGAGCCTTCTGAGTACCGTGGAAGAACCGGACCCCGAGCCGGACCCGCCGCCCGCGCCGCTTGCACTGCCAAGTCGTGGAAGTTGGTTTCCGAAGCTCACCAGCACGATGAATACGTGGGCTACCCACGCGGTTTCCAACACTGCTGCCAACAAACTGCGTCGCCGTCGAGGCGCGAAATTCTGGAGTTAATATGCTGATCAAACAAGGTGAAACCACTGCTGCCCGTAGGACGATCTATTTCACTGCGGTCAATACCGCCGACGATTCCGTGTACACCGGGGCGCTATCCGGTGCCGACATCATGGTGGGCAAGGCGGGCGGTGCGGAAGCCGCCAGCACGGGCGCGGCTACTCATATCGCTACCGGGCTGTTCAAATATGTACTGGCCGCAGCAGAATGCGATACATTAGGCGAGGTATCGCTGCGAATCGCCAAGTCCGGCGTGTATAACGACGTGCGCACCTGCAACGTCGTGGCGTTCGATCCGTACACCGGATCGGACCTCGGGCTTACCAACCTTGATACTTCGGTTAGTTCGCGCTCGTCACACGACGTCGGAGACATTTGGGGCATGGCCAACGGGGTGGAGGCTGGCCTCACCCCGATACAGGCTCTGCGCGGCATGGCAGCGATGCTCTTCGGTAAGGTTTCCGGAGCGGGTTCTGGGCGAGAAGTGTTTCGTTCTGCTGTTGATGACCGAGACGCGCTCACCATCACCAACGACACTGCCGGCAACCGTACGAGCGTGACAAGGAATCTCTGATGGCTTTCTCAGCCTACAGTTTTTCCAAGCTACGAGCTTTCCGCCCCCGCGCCTTTATCAAGGTAGCGGCGGCGGAAGATTCTCGTAGCGAGGCAGGCATCTACGGCAACGTAACCTTCGGGCAAGACACTTTCCGCTCTATGGCGTTTGCCCCGCGCAGCCTGCATGGACTGAGAAGGACAAAGCGCAAGGTGCGAATGATTGGGCATCAGGGAAGGTTTGATGCTCGCGGTGGCGAGGCAGAATGGACAATCACGCCTCACTGATCAACGTAGGCCGAGGTAGCCTCTTCCCCGAGGCTGACCTCGTCTTCTACCAACAATAGATACCGCCGCAAGTCTGCAATATCGTCCAGAATGTCTCCGGAATTGATCTGCGCAGCAGACAGTATGTTGAAGCCATACGTCTCTACGATCTGTTCAATCCGATCCCACTTGCGAGCTAGCATCATGAATGCACCCACACCACCGCGCTTCTTCCAGCTATCGCCGTAGGTCTTGCCCTTTTCGACCAGAACCTTGACATCATTCTGGGCGATGGCTGCAATGTTTTCGTAGTTGCTCGTGCTCATTTAGACCTCCTGTTTGTCCACTGTTCGAACGACAACTTCCAGTCGCAATCTGGCACGGTGGCCAGCATGCGCCGCCAGTCGTCATCACCGTTCTTACGCGCAACGTAGGCACTGATCAGCGGGTCGGCCACCTTGCTGATAAAGTGGGTGCGGAAGCTGCTCTCCCCAGCTAGCAAGTCTTCGCAATCCTTCATGAAATCATCCACCCCCTCCCCCTCGCGCAGCAGGGGGACGATGTATACCCCGTTGCGGTATTCGTCTTTAAACTCATTCGGCATCGTGTCCCAGATGTCGTCAAAGTTGGGCATGCCCGTGTAAATGTGAAAATCGTTACTGAACTGAGTGTATTCACCCACAGACAAGCCCGCGCCCGCAGCCACCAGCTCGTGGAGCATGCTCATGTGGACAGCATTCGCCCCGTAGGCCCCCCAGATCATGTCATTGGAGCGGCAACACACCGTCATATCTAGAGTGCCATCAGTACGGCAGTTGAAATAGATATGCGTATTGCAGGGTACGTCGCGCAAGCCGGGGGTATTGTCCTCCAACGGATCCCACATGCCAATCACTACTCGCCTGTCGCTGGGGTTGGCGCGCAGCCGATGCACCGCATGCAGGATTTGGTCTTGCCCAAACCAGAACCTCCAACGGCGTCCGTACGCTCCATGGATTTTACCATCGTCCTCGGCAAACTCTGCCATGCGGGCATTGAACGGTAGTAGGAAGGCGGCTTCGCTGTGCCCAGCAAACATCCAGATAGACTCTACCAAGTGAAACACCGAGTTGACATCCCGCACTGAGTCCCACAGGATGCGCTCGCGTGGGCGAGCATACACGGTAGCCACGGGACCGGGGAATTTGATCACGTCCCCGTTGCGGCTGCTCGCCCGACCCCCCACCATGCGCACGCGCATGAGGGCGTTGTCGTAGGCCTCGTTGACGTTGCGGGCGTTAAACACTATCATCGTCATCACCCCCTTCTTCGATAACTGAGTACTTGCACTCCTCGGCAAACTTTTCCAGCGCAGTGCGGTCTGCAAATATCAGAACACACCACTCATTTTCAATCACTAGCCTAGCAGGTATTGGATCTCCAGCGCGGTGGGGGCGGACGTATAGCTTACCCTCTGGGGGCGTAGCGGTTTCGGACATGGCCACCCTCCAAGAGACGTAAATACTTGTCGAACTCGCACATGCAGTTCTGCCAGTCCTGCATGTCCATCTTAACACACAATTCTGGTGGTATGCGCTGCCCCACTGCCTGCGCCGCCCGCGCAAGACGGGCCGTGAAGCCGCCTTTTGCACCCCCGTCAAAGCGGTCGAGACCCCTTTTGCTGCCCGGGCCGGGTGCAGCCCATGCCCGCCAGTCCTGTGCGGTCTGGAGGGCGTGTAGCGGCGTGTGCTTTAGATCCGCCACTACCTGCGCGGCCAGGAAATTGCCCAACCCGTCAACTCTGCGCATGAGCTCTCTGTGGTAGAGTTCTAGGGTGGGGTTCTCCAACTCGTCCATCGCGCTCTGTACTGCGTTCACTTGCCGCAGCACATGGTCAGCGACGTACTCTTCTTTCGGCATGGCACGCCCGCATGTACTGATGGTGTAGGCGTTGCCCCAGAACTTTTCCTTGCGCATCATCTTCATACTGGCCAGAGCCTTGAAACATTCCGGGTCCCACTCCTCGGGGAACCCAAGCACTTCCAGACTCTCGATGCGGTTGACCATGCGGGCCAGCGTCATGGCGAGAAGCATGTTCGGGTGCCCTGCGTACCTGTGCGAGAAGTTGTGCCTTATCCAGCGCGTCACCTTGTCGTCTTCTCGACGCACGTTACAGAAACGGTAATTGGCGAGAATTCTATTCGACGTCCACGGCGGGGGCAGCTTCAATTCCTCCTTGCGTACTCGCAGTAGCTCCCTTTCCGTTATCCAGTCTGCTAGTTCTTGAACTTTCATACGCAGCCTTCCATTGAATTCGGACATCGGTTCGCTTCCCGCCGCCCCACGCAGTCTTTGTCTTCTTTTCTATCACAGTCACAAACGGCTTGTGGATGTCTGCTAGACGATGAGCATTACGCGCCTGTAACTCCGGCGTGCGGAAGTGAGAGCACCCTCCGGCAGCGTTGGAGCCTTCTGCTTGATTGTGGCAGTAGTTGTTCAGCAGCACGTTCTGCCTACCAGCCCGCAGCATGGACAACGCAACGTGGAAGTCTTCCATAACTTCCATGTCGCTAAACCGCCCCAGCACTGCGGAACGCTTGTACGCTAGTAGACGCATGATACGAGTGTTGAACGTTATACTAGAGATTATTCTGTTACCGCCTTCCCTACTGGCGATGCCGACATGGGGATACTCGTCTAGCGTATGTTCGATATCATCAAACATCTGAACTAGCTCGTCTGGGAAGATCGTAATGAACTTGGTTTTGTCGTCCTTTCTGCGCTTGAAAAAGTGCAGATCGTCATCCAGCATGACGTACTTCTCCGACGCTAGAAACTCGTGGATGTACTGTCGCGATGGCGCTATTGTTGTGATGTCTGGCGGGAGGACTGCTATGTCTCCCGACGAGTACCACAGATACTCACCGGCTTCGCGGGCTTGAATAACGAGGCAGGCCCGCAGGCCCGCCGCGTTAAGTTGCCGGAGCGTATGTTGGCGCTCCGGCGTCGCCCTGCCATACGTCAGGACGAAGAGATCCATGGATTACTCCATTTCCTCTTCTTCGGCTTCCACCGTGGCGGGGGCCGCTTTCTCCTTCTTGGCCTTGCGCCGCACCGGAGCGGGCTTGTCGCTCACGGGGGCGGCGGCAGGGGCCTTCTCCGCCTTCGGCTCGCGCACCTTGCGCTCCACCAGCTTGGCCTCGAACCCCTCCACTTGGATGAAGCCGTGTTCCGCATCGTACTTCAGGTCGCCGTAGGTGCCCCCCGCAGCGATGTAGTCACCCACGGTAGCGGAGCCCGCGTAACCCGTCCAGCGGTCGTAGCTCTTGGAGCCTTCCCGCTTCGGGTTCTCTTCCACGAGAAACGTCACCTGCGCGTCCGGAGGAAAGTTCGGGCTGGTGCGGGTGCGCTTCGCGGTGGCTTCGGCATCCGCTTTTTCGAACACTTCGTGGGTCACTGCTTTTTCGGCTTTCGCCATGATCTTCTCCTAAAGAAGAGTTGGAGGCGCGTGTGGTACAAACGATCGGAGACCGCCCCCGTTATCTCTGACCGCGTTTGGAAATTGTCCCTTTGGTGTCCTAGATCTAAATGGCAGTATAGCAGGGTCGCACAAACTATGCAACTCAATTCAGTGTCCTGCGGTACCGTTGCAAATTGGACAAGAGCTCAGACTGACGAGCGTTCTTGCCGGCCAGCGTGTGCAGCACTACCTCATCAATCGTGTTGCGGGCAGCGATGCGGTGTACGAACACCCGGTCACTTTCCTGCCCCTGCCGATATACGCGCCGCGTGGCCTGATCATAGTATTCGAGGTTCCACGTCAGCCCATACCAGCAGACGTGATGACAGGCCCCCTGCAAGTTCAGTCCGTGGCCCATGCTGCCGGGGTGTCCAATCAGCACAGGGATTTCACCAGCGTTGAATCCCCTAATGTATTCAGCAGCAGCTTTATCTGATGTACCACTGCGCAGAGCGACGCAGTTGATCTCCTTCTGAATCATCTCCCTATCAAAGTCAAACTCGTACAGCACCAACAACGGATTGCCGGCGAGTTGCTCTACGAGGTCAGCCAGAGCGGAGACCTTTTCCTGATGCAGCACTACAAACTCTTTATCAACACCAGTGTATGCTCCACCATTGGCGATTTGCCTCAGCTTGCCGCTGGCCACCGCAGCATTTTCAGCTACGATTTCATTGCTCTCCAAGGCAACGAAGAAATCATTCTCCATAGCCCTGTATCGAGCGCTCGCAGCCGGGGGCAGCTCTACATAGATGTCGTTAAAGATAAGCTGCGGCATGTCCAAATAATCTTCAGCCTTCATGCGCAGGACGAGCGGGGCTACCCTGTTGGTGATGCGCTCCATACTGTCCAGCTTGGGCGACCATGTGTAGCCGCCATACCCGGTCTGAAAGAAGAATTCGTTACGGTACTTCGTGATGTAACGGCCGAGCGTATTCCCCTGATCCAGAATATATATCTGTGAGAACAAGTCCATCAGTCCGTTCGGCGTGGGGGTGCCGGTCAGAATGTACCGCCGCTTGAAGCGCGGCAGCAACGTGCGGAGCAACTTGAATCGCTGAGTGTTTGAATGCTTGAACTTGGTAGACTCATCTACCACTAGCATATCTACTCCCAGCGCGGTCAGCCTACTGCTGACCCACTCCAGCCCCTCTGGGTTGATGACGTAGATGTCAGCATCCGGGATGTTGTCTTTTCCCTTGCCATGCAAGACATGCACGCTCAGGTTGTTGAACTCCAGCCACTTGCTCCGCTCAGCCGGCCATACGATTTGCGCTGCTCGTCGAGGAGCGATAACCAACATCTTCTTGACGTACCCGGCATCCTTCAGAATCTTGAAAGCCGCGAAGGTGGTGCTGGTCTTGCCCAGCCCGGGGTCAAGAAACAGCCCCGCTGCCGCCTGACTCACCATCAGCTTGACGGCTTGCTCCTGATAAGAGCGAGGCTTCCAGGATTGCAATGGCAACATGTTTGTCTTCACAAACGTATACCTCAAATGAATGAGCTCTCAGCATCCGGTGATGGTGATCCTGTAAAGGTTCCGCCTTCTCACCGGGCCTCTTGAACTCTATGAACACGCACTTTCCGTTGTACATGAAGGCCCTATCTGGCCAGCCATTGTTCCCCCATAGGTTGAGTTTGAACACCAGAATTCCATTACGCTTCGCCCAAAGGACGACGTAATTCTCGATTACCTTTTCTAGCCGACGCGGCATGGCCCACCACTGAAGCGGCTGTAGTCGCACCACCGGCATGCGAAGGTCGGATTGGGGGCGAACGTCTCATCCTTCTCTATTCTCTCTACCTTCGTAGCCCACTCATCATGCAGCTTGGGCAGCGCCGAGCGTGCCACCTTCAGACGCTGATTAGGGGCCGTGCTGTCCAAGTATACCGTAGTCACGGTGACTTTTTCTACCTCCCACCACGCGAGTCCTGCGGCTGCGTAGAGCTTCCGCTGGTCGGCATACTCATCACGCGGCTTGCCAGTCTTCCATTCGTATATCTCCAGAGTTTTCTTGTCTTTGCTCAGCCACACGGCATCCAGCACCACGCGGCCCCACGTCGTGTCAGAGAGGTAGCTGCGCGCTTTCCACTCTATGTCAAACCCCAGCTTGTATTCTGTGGCAGTCCATCCGTCGTTCTTGAATCGCATCTTATCCAGCACGGGGTACAGGTACTCCGGCCCGGGGGGCACCTCCCATGACCCATACCCCTTGATGTACTTCTCGATCTCCGCATGCGCATCTATGCCACGCTGCGCCGCAGGCCCGGGGGGCGCGCTCGGCAGTTTCTCGATGTATCGGTAACGATATCGCGCAGCGCAAGATTCGTACAGTTTGACCTTGCTGTAACTCCAAGGAACAACATGGCTAGACATGCCTCACCCTCACAAGTTCGAAATACCGCATCATGAACAATTCGTATGCATCTTCGTGGTTCATCGGAGCTATGCGCTCGCGCAGCGGAACCACTCCCTTAGTAATATCCCACGGCTGTGCGAGCGCTGGCATCAGATCTCGCTGCTCGGTTGCCAGCATGCGCAGATCTGCAGCTTTCACCTCAGGGTGCATATCCACTGGAAGCCCAAATTGCTTTCTTATGGCTATTTCGAACCTCCGTTCGATGTCTTTAAAATCTGGCATCATGGATTTGAGCGGGCTTGTGATGTCTCCAAGGTAGGCTTCCGCTGCGTCGTGCAGCAAGCCTTCCAGCGCCAGCGGAGGCGGCAACAGGAGGCTCACGTTGACGCTATGCTGCGCCACGCTGTAGAATTTCCTGCAATGCCCGTTAAATCTACAAAGCCTGCTCAGGGAAAGTGTTATGTCAGCCATCAGGTATTCATTTTCCTCAGGCTCTTCCAGAGAAATAATCATGCCTGTTGACGTCTGGATAGTTTTGTGCATCATCAGTCGCACTCCTCCAGATCCTGCCAGTTGCGGCCCACGCCACCATCGCTCAGCATGGGTACGTCGAGATGGTCTTTGTGCATCGCCGTTTTCAGCACTTCCATTGATTCTTCCCAGTTATCTTCCGGTACGCTCAAGTTAATCTCATCATGCACCGTTGCCAAGAACATGTCGTCCTTACCGCAGGACTCATCCCAGTCGATGATGGCCTGCTTAGTCAGATCTGCTGCGCTACCCTGAATTAGATAGTTGAGCAGCTTGTAGCTGAACTCGCGCATGCGCCCATCCTTCAACTGCGGCGGCTCGGCGTAGTACACGCGCCCGCCCCATGTACGGATGGAATCACCCCTGCGTCCGCGATTGCGAGTCATGTTGGACAGCTTTTCCATTTCAGGCATGGCGTTGAAGTACGTTTCCTTGAGCTCTGCGCCCTCATCGTATGATACTCCAAGTTGCCCCGCCACAGCGCCCGCCCCGCCCCCGTACAGAATCTGAAACCCGGTGATCTTAACGTGCTTACGGGGGAGATCCTTGCCCATCATTTCCCGAATAACTCCCTTGACAAAGTCATGGGGGTCAGTCTTGGGGTCGGCACGATAGGCCTCGTATAGCTGACCCTCGGCGTAGTGGGCAGCTATGCGCATTTCTTGACTGCTGAAGTCTCGCTTGCACCAGACATGCCCCTCTTCTGGCAGCAGGTAGCGCCGCATCAGCGGCAGGGGCGGGTAGCCTTCCACCTTAACGTCAAACTCGTTGGGAATATTCTGGAAGTTTGGGCCGCTACTGCTCAGCCGCCCCGTGCGGGTGCCCGCGCTGTTCTTCGCATCACGCGGCCCACGCACTTGATTCCACTGAGTATGTACGCGCCCGTCACCCTGCGCAGCCTGCGCCACCCACGGGCGCGCAAACGTGCTCAGACACGTCGAGAGCGCCCCACGGTACCGCAGGCGGGCTAGCACCCCCGGGTGCGCAATGGCAGCGTCCAGAGCCTTTTTGGCGGTGCTCCTGCGCCCGGTGGCCGTGAGCTGCCATTCCCCGACCAGCCCCGCCTTGTCCAAGGCATTGGCTAAGTCCTCGTTTGAATCAATGTTCAGCCCCGGTGCCTTGAGCAGCCTGCGCAATTCGTCGTCACACCGCTCCAGAACCTCGCTGTACATTCGCTCGTCGTTAACCAGTCGTTCGAGGTCAACACGAATGCCGCGTCGCTCGCTAGCCATCAAAATCGGCAGTAAGCGTTGCTCGCGCCGGTAGGCGGGCATCATGCCGCCGGAGTTGATGATTGGGTGCTGCTTCTCGAAGATCTGCCATGTGCGCAGCACGTCACCGTTGGCGTATTCCCCGACGAGGTCTCCGGGGGCCTTGCAGATATATGCTCCCCACTCACTCGGCTTGCGCCGCGCCTCGGGCACATGGGCCAGCACCCACGCTTTGACAGCATCCTGCTCGTCAGGGGGCAGGCCCAACAAGCGTTCTGCGCTGGGCTTCAATGCGAGGTTCGGGCTGTAGGGGTCTGTCAAAAAGATGTCATACTGCGTGTCGTACACGCGCAGCTTGTCCACCGTCATACCAAAGTGCTTCCACAACACTGACAAATCGAACTTAGCATTGTGGAATACGAGCTCCTCCTTACCGCTAACGATCTTCGCAAGCTCGCGCTTCGCAACTTCGTAGGTGGTGTTGTTTCCAGTTGGGTGGCCCCAAGCAAGGTACTGCGGGGACTTATCTGATGGGTAGATGCTGACCCCCACTGGTACCGGGGGGTTCACAGTGGGGTTCCCCACGATGCCTTCTGTTTCGAAGTCTATTGTAACCATAGATCCAATGCTCCAGTCACTTCAAGCGGCCCCCCGCCGCAGCAGGGGGCCGCGCCGCATCAGAACTTCTTGGTTTTCGCAGCCGGGGCCTCTTCCTCCTCATCCTCCTGCATCGGTTCGTACGGAGTCATCAACAGGTTCTGGGCCTGCGCGATGCGCGCCATGACTGCCCGCACGCTGGCCTCGTCCGGCAGCACGCCCGCCTTCTTGAACGTGATGCGGAACTGGCTGCGGGGGTCGGGCACCGGTGCCACCTCGGTCAGGAAAGCCCAGTACGGCATCTTGTCCACCGTGGCCCGTTCGTTCGCGTAGGCCGACCACTCCTTCACGCTCATCACCGGCACCTTGATTGTCGCAATTTCTGCTGTGGTCAACTCGTCCACATCGTCGTACGCGGGGATGATCGCCAGCTTGCGGATCTCCTTGCACGCCTTCCCGCGCCCGCCGCCCGGGTCGCTGCCCCACTGGTGCAGGGGGCAGCTTGCGCAGTCGTCGCTCTGCTTCAACACGCTGTTCTCGTGCGGGGCCATACCATCGTCCGTCAAGCTCTGGGCGAAGCATGCGGGGCTGGTCAGCTTGTTCGGGTCGAAACGCTTGCTGTACCAAGTGTTCTCGTAACTCGTGGCGACCACGATCACGGTCATCTTGTTACCGGGGACGGGCTTGCCCTGCCACGTCATCACGCCACCGCGCATGCTGATAGCACTGGTGGTGACCTTTTCGGCCTCCGCGACGTCCTTGGCGTGCGCTGCCAGCGTAGCCAGCAACCCCCCGCCGAAACTGGCCACAGGAAGGCTCTGGTGCCCTTCAGGAGCCGCCGCAGGGGCGGGCATGGTGGCGGGCACAGGCGCGGGCTGCGCGGCGCTCTTGACGGGTTTTTTGGCGGTACTCATTTGGCCTTACTCCATGAAATGTTGAGAACTTCGATACTCTGCACACCGGGGACTTCCAGCTTCTGTTCCCAGCGTTCCTTCACACTGAGGGGGTTGATGCGACGGTACAGCAAGTCGAACTCACCAGTCTCGTGGATGTGAGCGTACAACCTGTCCCAGTCAGCAATGGTAGGCTCCATCTTACGCGTCAGCGTGGCGGTGCCCCGTTTTCCGCCGATGGCAGTAGTGTCCTTCTGGAGGCAATCAATCAGGGCGTTCTTCAGGCGGGTTTCGGTCTCCTTGAGCTGATCAACTTCCTTCTGCAGCGCAAGGCGCTCCGCACGCAGAGTGTCCCAGTCGTCGGCCAACTGGGACAGCTCTGCGGCGGTCAACGCCGCGCCGGCTGCGTACTTATGCATGTACTCCGGCATGGGCATCTCAGACTCCGTTGAACATGCGCGCCAGCATGGAATACACGGCGCGGGCTTCGTCATAAGTCAGGGTAGCGGTCTGCTTGCGCGGCAGCGGCAGGGTGATCAGCACGTCGAGGCGTTTCTGCTTCTTCGCGCCATTCTGTGCTTCGGCCCGCAGGGCGCTGACGGTGGGGCTACGCTGCCGATGCTGACGCCACGCCAGCGTTCTTCCTTCTGCAGAGCCGCCGTGATTGCTGCGGGCGTAGCGTTCTTCCAGTCGTAATTTTCGCGGATGTGCCGCAGCAAGCCACGGTAGAGATTTCGCTTGGGCTTTTCTGATTCCATTTTCTTTCCTTCAGAGTTTAGAACGGATTTAGTGGATCTGGTAGTTCGGTACTGAACCAACCTCCGCCACTGTGGAGGCCGCGCTGGGAGACGGCTCCAAGATTTCCGCCAACACCGACAGCAGTGGGGTAACTCCAAGTCCACCGCTGGCAGGGTCAGCGCGCCCCAGCAACGAGTACGTCAGCAACTCACGGAGATCCAACCTGTGTCCGTGGATGCCAACGTACAGAAATTCAAGGATTTCATCATCAACTGTGTACTCGCAATCTAGTGCGGTACCAAGGAAGGATACAGTCTTTGTGATCATCAACTTCTTCCCCTTCGCGGTCTAGGTCTACCGCCCGCACAGGGGCGGGCGGTAGCCTATTATGCCAGCTCAGGCTGCGAGGGGCAACAGACGCTCGGCGGCGGTCCAGAGTTCCCTGTTCATGTTGACTACCGCCGTGACGCGCTCCACCGGGCGCACCATGCTGCGGCGGTTGAACATCAAGCTGCGGGTCTCGAAACCACCGTACAGCAGGTTCTCTTGGATGCGGTTGAACACCCGCCACAGGCTGTCGCCGCGATCTTCGGGGCGGCGCTCCAGCAACAACAAGTCGGCGTTGAAGGGGGGCAGCGTGTCGCCGTAGCGCATCTTCAACGCGGCGCGGGCCAGCTCGTACTGCTCTTCGGCGGCCAGCGTGCGCTGTTGCATCAGGTCTATGCGCTCCACCACCTTCGGAAACTCGTTGGTCACGATTTCCTCGGCGTTTTCCAGCACCAGCTTCCTGGTCACGTCGTAGGTGGTGTGCCGCACCTTGAAGGCAGTGAAGCCCTCCCCAACGATCATCCCGTTGTTGCAGACGTAGCGCAGAAGCCCTGCGTACAGGTGATACGCGGCGGTGCCATCGTGAGCGTTGACCACGCACACTTCCGGCGCTCCCTCGTTCACGATGCTGCGTTCCGTCCAGGTGCTCAGCGGGCGCAGACGCAGCATGTGCTTCGTGTAGGGGTCACGATCCTCTTTCCGGCTGCGCTGTTGGCTGACCTCGTGGACACCCCAGCCGCGCTCGCGCAGGCTTTCCAGCACGCGGGAAGTGGGGACGTAGGCGTACGATGCGGCTCGGGAGTTGTGGGGGCCTTCCGCAAACACGGCGGGCGCAACGCTCGCGATCTGCTGGTCGGTCAGGGGGTGCCCAGTGCGCAAGATGCGGGGGCGGCTCAGGCGGTTTCCGCCAAGTGCAAGATTCGTGGACATAGTGGTTACTCCTCGGTGGTTGCGGGCGTGGTGACGGTGTGCGGCTTGACGATGGTAACGGTCATCCGCGTGTCGGTGGTTTCGTCTCCCACAACGAAACCGCCCCTGTAGTCGTCACGCACGGGGCGGCTGCGCATCAACACGGAGGAAAGAGCGATGAGCTCTTGCGGGGTGCATTCCACCGTGTACAGACTGCCGTAGCTGCCTATGGCGATGATGATGGTGTGCATATAGATCAACTCCTTCTGTGGGTTTAGGACTACGTGCATCGCGCACGCACAGCCAGTATGCAGCAGAACGTGCGCTTGATGCAAGCGACTTTTAGTAGTCGTCTCCGCGCTCCAAGATCAGCTCCGCCTTTTCGAGAAGGACCTCGTACGCGCTGCGGTGCAGTGGGTCGTTCGGCACCAGCACGCTGCCAAGAAAGTCTGCTAGGTCAGTCCCTGCGCAGTCTGTCTTGACAGTCACGTTCTCCCAGTCTGGGCCATCGCCGGGGATGCAGCGGTCAGGCTGCGCATGCATCAGGGCGGGACAACCGGGCAGGTACTTCCCCTCGACTACCCATGTCACGCCCATGAGGTCCACAGGCACGGACACAATGCGCGATTTCATAGCACAATTACTCCTGTGAGAATCAAGATCAACAGCACCACGGCAATGATCGCCATCGCCGGGCCTACCAAGTGACGCTCCGGCTCCCGTTCAACGAAACTGTACAGACTTTCTCGCGTGGCGTGCGGGAAAGCCTCCGTCATCGTGCGGGGGGTGGGCCGGCGTGTGAGCGGGCGGCGGATCACAGCAGGCTATCCAGCTCGTTGATGGCATCTTCCAGCGTGGAGCTGACGTTATCCAGCGCCGTGCTGGCATCTTCCATCGCTTGGCCGCGCTCGGTACCCTGCAAGCCTTCGCTGAGGTTCTCCCACTTGTCGCGTTCTTCCTCGGCCAAGTCGGCGATCTGCTGTTTGAGCGTTTCTAGCTGGGTAACGAGTTCCGAGATGAGCTTGCGCTGTTTCGCGTTCATGATCGTGTTCCTTCAAAGGGGGTTAGATCCGTGGCCGGTACTGCACCACGGGCACAGTATGGCTTGTCCATTACGGAATGTAAAGCGCCCCCGTCCAAGTCGAACGGGGGCGCAGGCCGCAGCGATGGAAGGGGCATCGCTGATCCCGCCGCTCTATGTGGGACATTGCGTCCCGGTGGGTGGCGGCGGTATACTGTGGGTAAGCCCCCGCCCACGGTGACGTGAGCAGGGGCTTCTAGCCGAATAAGAGTTGGGAGGCTCTTGTCCGGAGATGCGAGGTCTTATTTGGCAGCGGGTTCGACCTCGCCTTACGTACTCGACAATAGTAACACGCACTGCCCATTCACCGCAACTGGTGCGCCTAGAATAGCGCTCCGGGGGGCATGGGAGCTATGGACAATCAATACACGACGTTTGCAGCCTGTGATGAATATCTAAAGCAACGCGGATTCGAACCTCTGGCAGACATGCAGAGGTTCAAGTTTGTTAGAACAGCAGCCGGCGCTGCGAGCATGCAGCTTGGACTGCGGGGCTGGTCTCCAAAAGGAATCAATGTTGCACTGGCGTTCCCTTACTTCAAGAAGGATGGCATAACAGAGACAGGGTACCTCGGAGTTAGATGGATCGGCAATGTGCCAGAGGGTGATGGAAAGTTCTTAGTTACGAAGGGCCGAACCAACGAAGTTTACTTCCCCGTTCGTGGGGACTGGGACCAAATCCCAGAGGGTGCAGAAGTACAAATCCATGAGTCGATACTCAAGTGCCTCGCAGCGACAAAGGCGGGGGCGTGGGCCGTGGCCATCAACGGATGCTATGGATGGAGCAGCGGCGGGCGCAGCAAGTCCAAGCTGGCGCTCAACTTCGAATGGCTGCCGTGGGCGGCGAAGCAACTCGTGCCCGTGCTGGTGTTGGACAGCAACGGTACTCAGGGTCTGCCAGAAACAAAGACTGAAGTTGTGGAGGCTCGAGCGCGGTTCACCTTCGCCTTTCAATCTCATTTCGGAGTAGAGGTCAGGCACAAGTACATTCCACCCCACCCGGCAGGTGATGGGAGCAATTGGGGATTCGACGACTGGCGGCTGGCGGCAGCTCCGGGGGAGATAGACGCATGGCTGCGCGAGGGCGGGCAGCGGTTTGAACTCGATGAGAACGTAGCCATCCTCACCGAACTGGATGAAATGTTCGTAATCGTGCAAGAGGAAGGTAAAATCTACGAGCGATCGGAGCCGTACCTCGGATACACAAAGGATACTCTGGCCAATGTCAGCTACAACCACATTCAGTGCAGGGTGCTGACAAACGCGGGACCTCGCAGTGTGCCGGCCATCAACGTGTGGACAGCACGGGCGGAGTCTCCAAGGGTACGGCGTGTAGAGTATCTGCCCGGAGTTGCGAGCGGCGTGTGCGCGGAGGGGCAGTATCTGAACATCTGGCGCGGCATGGGGGTGCAGCCACTTGACGGCGACTGCGGGCCAATTCTGGAACATCTGCACAACGTACTGCCGGATGACGAAGTGGAGTACTTGTTGGACGTTATGGCATATCCGCTCCAGAACTTGGGGCGCAAAGTGCATGTCTGCCCCGTGCTGGAGGGTGCCCCCGGTGTAGGGAAGAGCGTTATGCTCGAGTTGCTGTATCGAATCTACGGTGACGACAACTACACAGCCATTGATAATGAGCAGATGCAGGATAAGTGGAGTGAGTTCTTGCATAAGGTGCAGTTCGTTGGATACGAGGAGGCCCGAGGGGGGCCGGGGAGTAGGATAGGGAGCGGGGCTGGGGAGGTGATGCAAAAGCTCAAGAAGCTCGTCACCGACCCGCGTATCACGATCAAGCAACGCAACATGGACGACAGGAGGGTGCCCAACAGGCTGAACATCTGGATTACTACGAATTACATCGACGCTCTGCGGCTCGACCCGGGGGACAGGCGCTTCAGTATTCACAGGCTCAAGCCCCGGGTAGTGTGGACACGGGCACAGTGGTCAGAACTGCATGGGTGGGCGGAGCGTGGCAACGGACCAGCGTATCTGTACGGAATGCTGCTGGGGAGGAACATAACGGCGTTTGATCCGTATGCGCCCGCCATGCACACTCCCGGGAAGGTGGACATGGAGGAGGCTGGGCTAGATCCTCGGGAGTACTTTATCGCTACTCACAAAGATCAGCTGCCCGCAGTGGGGCGAGCACTGGACTATGAGATGGCATTCCAGAAGAGCACGAATCAGAACTATATAGCGTCGAGCTATCAGGCCCACGGCATGCTCAAGACGCTTATGAATCAACGTATTGATAAAGTGGGAAGGTTCAAGGTGGGGGGCAGACCCACCGAGACATATTGGAATGTGAGCGGGTTGCCGTACTACAACCAGAGGGAGCAAGCAACTGAATATCTGAAGAAAGATCCATGGAAGGACTACAACAATATGTCCGCCAGTGCCATTGAGCTCAAGCTCATCAAGGGCGGCAAGCAAGGAGTGCAAGATGAACAGAACGATGTTAAGTCCGAAAAAGGTGCTGAGTGATGACGAACTCCGCGCGCTGGCCGATGCGCTAGAACCGATGGCGAAAGCGCCGCGATTCGAGGACTTCGGCGTACCAGCGTTCTGCGCGTGGCTGCGCGCCTGCGCCGATGCGCGGCTTGCGGCGTCTGCTATTCAGACTCGACTAGGGGAACGACCGATCATCTCCGGTTGGGATGAATCGACCTTCAAGCTCAACGAGGAAGTGGCGCTCTACACGCACCCTGCACCAGCCGTGCCAGCCGGATGGAAGCTGGTGCCAGTGGAGCCGACGCGAGAAATGATCTTCGCGGCACAGCAGTACCACGAAGGCGAGGCATATCTGCCATTCAGCCTATACAAGTCTATGCTCGCCGCTGCGCCACCCGTGCCGCAGGCCGAGCCTATCGACCCACACATGATCGTGGCGGACGACAGGTTTCCCGATGCTCAGGCCGAGCCGAAGCGCCAGCCGGTGAGCGAGGCGACCGCGCTGATCGAGTGGCCCGAGAGCGCGAAATGGAAGAACCGCGCAGCACTGGAAGGTATCGAACGCAGTTGTGTGGGCGAGCCGAAGCGCGAGCCGTCTTGTCTGTGGTCACGCGCCGACGATGATACGGACGTGTGGGAAACCAAGTGCGGCCACGCGTTCACGATCATTGACGGAACGCCGACCGATAACCAGATGGCGTTCTGCTGTTACTGCGGTCGGCGCGTCGATGAAGAAATCGGAGGAAGCGATGAGCGATGACGCACAACAGGCGCTCGCCCAGGTGCGCGAGGCGCTGGCAGCAGGACCGACGCCGGGACCGTGGCGTTGGGAGTTCAACGCGCACGGCAAACGATTGCAGCTCGTCGGTGGCCTGCGGCCTCAATACGACCTGACAGTGATGGACTTTGCACGATGGGGGATGGGCGGCGCGACAATCAGGTTGCGAGATCAGGCGCATAACGGGGCGTGCTGGCTTTATAGGTTACATGAGCGCGCAGACTGGACAGCGCCCATCCCAGGCCGCGAGCATCACGCAGATTGGTGCTCGACCGTGACGCACCCGGACGCCGCCTTCATCGCCCGATGCAACCCGGAGAACATCGCCGTCATCCTCGCGCACGTCGAGGCGCAGAAAGCGGAGATAAAGCGGCTGCGCAAACTGGCAATGACTACACATCTTTTCGAGGAAGCGCCGTGCTTCCTGTGCGGGTACAACGGCCCCGGCTACTACCAGCCGGAACAGCATCCGTGCGCGGCCCTGTACCACGAAGCGATGGAGGAACAGCGATGAGCACCCCTGCCGAGATTCTCGCCAAGTGGCAAGAGGCCGATAAGCGACTGGTCGATGAGTACAACGACCTCGGCTACATGGGAGTCGAAGCGCGGATGGAGTTGCTGAATCAGCGTTACATGTATACGGCAACGACACTCGCGCTGCTGCTCAAGCACCTGGCCGAGAACGAGAGTAAGGAATAGCGATGAGCGACCTGATCGAACGCCCGACAGACGCAGCCGACCCGACCTACCCAGATGCCGAGCGATGCGCGCAGACGCTTGAGGCGTGCGAGGACGACCTGCTCACCGAAGCGCAGTTCGTGCGCTGGCAAGGGCAAGAGATCGAGCGCCTGACCGCCGAGCGCGACGAACTGCGCCGGCAGCTTGCGGCGGGCGGGTGAGTCATACAGTGGATAAAAAGTGACCAATTTGGTCACTTTTTATCTCGTTTATGCGTTCAAGGGCAGCAGGGCAGCAGTGGGGCAGCAGGGTGGCGGGGGGTGCTGCTGCCTTGGATGTGCTTGTTTTTAAAGGGTTTTTTGTGTCTGGGCAGCAGAGCAGCAGTTTAAATGTTTATTCCATATGCGTGTACACGCTCTCGGCTGCGCAGGCGTGCGCGCACGCGGGCCAAAACCACTGCTGCCCTGCTGCCCTGCTGCCCCCTTGCGCAGTAGGGTTATTATTCTGACAACCACGGAATCTACCGCCCAGAAAGAGAAATCCACACTCAAAAATCCCCCATATGAAATCCTAAGTGACTCGGCCATCGACCTCAACATCGACATCGTCAGTGCCATCGATGCGACTTATAACGGACGAGTCTGGTTCACCCTCCTCCCCCGCATTCGACGACGATATCGATCCCCTCGACGACGAGGTCGACTCCGGGGTTCTAAATTCGTAGTGCGATTCGATGCGACACTAGTACTCGAAATCGACATCGTAGTCGATGCTCGCACTAGTCGAGCTCGGGTGTCGACGCTGGGGGTCGTCCTGACTCGTCTGTCGTTCCTGTCCAGTCTGTCCAGGCTGTCGTTCCTGTCAAGTCTGTCGTCCTTACGGCGCTGACAGGATTGCTGGCCAGCATCCTTTCAAGGCTTGCAAGGCTTGCCCGGATGCCAGAGTTGTAACAATTTGTAAAATCCGGGAAGTGTTGCGCCGTTACAACCAAAATCGGCCGCGCAGGCCCTATGCTTCAGGTATGGCCAGCGCGTTGCTGGTCAGCCCGCCCGGGGGCCTGCCCGGGCTGCACTAGGAGCCCTACCATGACCAAGACCACCAAGTCCGCCAAGTCCGCCAAGGCCACCGCGCCCGCCAAGGCCACCGCGCCCGCCTCCGTGGAGGCCCCCGCCCCCGCCCCCGCCCCCGCCCCCGCCCCCG